GAACGAGAATAAAATTTATTCAACTTCAACAATCTTGCACAAAAAGCTCTATTTCTTGAATCCTGAGGCCCTTCATAAGAATATCTAATAAGTATTTCAGTTATTTTCTTAGATGGATTCTTTCCCTGAAGTTCTGAAATAGGAGCAGTCAATTCTCTTTCCACAATTATATCAGTTCCTACTTTATATTGATTCTGCTTTAAATACTCATTATCAACTAAATATTGTAATGTTTCCTCTACAAGCTTTTTAGAGCTCTTTAAAGTACTTGCAATTACTTCAGGAGTAATTCTCTTATCCTTACTAATTAAGTCCAAAATATTGGCTTGTAATTGATTTAAAGAACTAATCTCAGCAAAGTATTCCTTATCACTTACTTCCGAAACTTTTTTTTTATCAATAACCACATAGTTATCAGGACTATCCCCACAACTTTCAAAAGCTTCAATCAACCTATCATCATTGGTCATTGAGAATTTTGCTATCTCATCATTGGTCAATGGATCATCATCCAATCCCAAAAAGTCATTTACATCCTTATCATTAAAACCAAAACCATTTTTAAGCATTAAACTTGCCTGAGCTTTGGTTAATTTACCTGAACCAAATTGTCTTACAATCCTCATTACATTTTGGTATTGTCTGCCTGATAAATTCTTGATTGATTCATTTGCTGGAGTAACATAAGGAGCAGCATCAACTTGAATTTCATTCTGAACTGCAACAGTTCCATCAGAAGTAACTTGACCTTTAGACAATGGTTCCTTACCCATTAACTCCCTTATTTCATCCTGAGTAAGATTTGCAGCCATTATAGCTTCACTAAATTCAAAACTCAAAGGTTCAACCGGTTGAATTTTAAACTCCCCTGCTTCACCCTTTAAATTTCTTAAGTATGTAAATATTTCCTCAAGCTCTTGTTGTCTGCTTTGAACATATGTGTTTGAGAATATCTGATAAGCATCTCTGATTTCATTACGAGCTCCTAATTGTCCATCTGATTTTATCCCAAATAGAACTGGAGAAGTGATTTGATGTGAAGCAAATACCTCCTGAGTAATCAAATTATTTACATTGGTGAAATCTTCTTTGGTAAGCATTGTTTGCCCTAAGTCCAATATTTCTGCAGCATTTTCTTTACTACTATTAAACATTATCACAACCCTCTTTCCTGAATCACCTGTAAACTTCTTAAGCAATCCTCTTTCAACTTCTCCCTTATTTTCTTCTCCAATAGGAGAACCATTATTCAAATTTATAAGCTTACTTCCAGTCCAACCTTGACGTGCATTGCCTAAGATATGTTTTGATACTTCAATGTCACTTTCTATGTATGTCAACCCCTGAAAATATGAAGGATAAGGATAAACCTCACTTGAAGGATTGTATTCCTTTATGTAAAGGATTTGACTTCCAACAGGATCATTAACATTGAAAGCTTTATATTCTCTTGGCTTCTCTTTAAAATCTGCCCAATCATTTTTAACATAAAAAGTTTGTAAATCTTTACTTACTCTAACCTTATGAAATTCCAAATGATAAACCTCACTTAATTTCTTTGCTCTATTCCAAATACATTGTAAATAATAACCACGATAAAGCTCATCATCTTTGATAGCTTTCTTCATCACATCATTCCAAGTATCTTTCCCATTGGCTTGACCTGGTTGCTCAAAACCCTTACCATAAATATAATTGCATTTGCCTTTAACAATAGCACCGTGCTTAGGTGATTCATTAAATAGGGATAGCAAATAATTTGGGTAATCATTTTTCTCTCCAAATTCAACCCAACCCTTACTCTTTAATTCTCTGAACTTAGGTTGTTGAGCTTGGTCAAATTGCAGGACTATGTGTTTGTAGTTATCCATTGTATGTTAAAAATTCGTTTGATTGTTCATTATAAGTTTCAGGTTGATAAGTATCTTCAGGATTTAAGTACATATAACCACTTTCTAAAACCGGACCAGTAGGAACTACATAAACAGTTTGTGCTCCTCTAATCTCATAAGTCCAAAACCCTGTATCTTCATTATCAAATATTACAGAATCAATCTCAAACTTTTGATACCTTTTAAATGAGCTTAAATCATTGTACCATTCTTCAACAACTGATTGAGTAATCCTGTTTGTAAATTTAAAATAATAAATTGAAAAAACAACAGTTGTATTTTCTGCAGGAGTGCAGTAAATATTTATTGATGCATTATCTTTTGTAAGTATTATCATATTCATTAAAAAACCACCGACTTTTTAATCGGTCGGTGGCTTCTATTTTTATTTACTTATTTATTAAGTACCTGCAGTTTCTAAAGTTGCTACGATGTTAGCAGGAACGATTAAGAAATCTTCTCTCTCATTTGAGTTAAAAGTCATCATATATCCTGAACGATCTCCTGCAGCAGTACCTGATCCTGATTCTCCAGTAGTTAAGTTCAAACCTGCTCCAACACCATACATTCTTGAAGAACCATCTAGCTCAACACAAACGAAGGTCAAACGATTTTTAGCAAGTGTATTGATGATGTTTCTTACAGTAGCTGAACGGCTATTGATAGGGAACATTACTTGGTGAGTATAGAACAAAGTTCCATTCTCATTTGAAGCAGTTAAAGTATTAGTAGCAGAAGCAGTTGCTCTTGGAACTTCTATTTTATAAAATCTCTTTCCAGTTGATTTTGTTAAAGCAGTAACTGTTCCTGAAGCTGAAGTAACACGAGAGTTACCTGAAGCATCATATAATGCTGAATTTTCAATTACATAGATGGTTTCAATTCCACCTACCGACTCTTTGCAATCTATTGCATATCCGGCTGACAAGGCACAAGGCATATATTAATTTTTTATAATGTGATTGTAATCTATTAAAAAAGGGATAGGGTATTTGTAGCCCTACCCCTTTTGATTATTAATTTTATTTACGAATTAGATAGCTGACATAAACTTCACACACTCAGTTGTGAAACCTACTTGCACACCTACTTTAAATTCTGCTCTGAACCTAACATCGTTGTTATCCAAGCTGAACCACATACGATAGTTACTTTCTTCTGCTTCTAAATCAACACCGATAGCCATATTTGATAAGCTGATAGCAAATGCATCACCTGTTGTGTTCAAACCATTTACAGGAACAACCTCAACATTAGTACCTGGAAGGATGAAAGATTGTGCATTTACATCTTGTGGATTGTAGCTGAACAAGTTTAATGCTCTATAAGCTAATATCAACAAACGATACCAATCATAACCAACGAAGATTTTAACATCACCTTTAGCCATTACTGCAGCAGGGATTGCTTTGTAGATACCTTCAGTTGCAGCAACAACATTTGAAGAAGTGATAGTAGCTATTGCAGAACCACTTACTCCTGTGTAACCTGATACATTCGCATCTACTGGAGAACCAGCATTGATGATTTTGCTAAGACCATTGAATTTGTTGATGTTTGCAGTTGCACTTGCAGAATCTCCCTGCCATATTGCAGTTTCTAATTGAGCAGCAATACGAGCATTTTTCTTAGCTAAGTAAGCAGCTTGGAAATCAGCATTACCGAAATCTTCGTAAGTAGAACCTGCTCTCAATGCCTCAGCAGTGAAATAAGCTTCTAAATCTTTAGGGCAAATTTTTTCTTCTACTTTGATTTTACCAGGAGTTAAAACTACCTGAGCAAAAGTTGTAGTTCCTGAAGCATCAAAAGAACAAGATTGAGTAGCAAATACTGCATCAGTATCCATTGTAGGAAGTGCAGTAGGCCCTTTTACTCCTGTTAATACAATACCACCATCCATAATCATTTGTTGAGTTCTTGCTCCGATTACAGCTGAAGTTAATAAAGGTTGAATGAGTTCTTTAGTGTATGCATTCAAACCTGAAAATGATAAAGCCATTTTTTTAAGTTTTAATTGTTAATTATTATTTGTTATTTACTAAATAAACCTCTGTAATCTTTCATCACAGGTTCTTCGGTTTTAAAGTTGTTTGTTTTTGTTACAATAGGATCAGCAGTTCCTGTTGGAGTTTCTGCTAATACCTGAGTTAAGTTTAAAAGTCCTTCAATTACTGAAGTAGCTTTAGCTAATTTAGCTTCGTAGTCAGCAAATTTTGCTTCATAAGATGCAAACTTTTCATTGGTTGATGTTTCAAAAGCAGAGAATATTTCTTCCATTCCCATTTTCTTTTTATCCATCTTACCCATTTCTTCATCCATTGGAGCTTCTTCAACAGGAACGATAGCAGTGATTGCACCATTATCACCAACTGTGATAACTGTTCCATCTTCTAAAGTGTGATCTCCAACAGGAGCAGGTACACCTGCAATAGTTACAATACCACCTACTTCCAATGCAGTTACTTCTACTTCAGTTCCATCAGCTAATTTAGCTTTTGTAGTTGCAGCAACTGGAACCTCAGGAACAACCGGAGCATCAGCATTATTGACTAATTCGTTAAAAGTCATCTTTAATTTTTCAAGTATTTCTTTTGCATTCATAATCTAATATGGGATTTTTGTTAATTAATCTCTTTTAAAAGTTCTTCTATTTTTTTAAGTGCTTGTTCTTCAGGTGATAATTGCTTCTTTGGTTCCTCATAATCAAATAATCCTTCTACTGAAAACCCTCTTAATTCTCCTGATTTTACTTGATTCCAAACCTCATTATTCTCTACATAAAAACTACCAAACCAAGAACCATCTGCAACATCCTCAAACCCTGCCATAGGCAATACACCTCTTTTCTTATCTACTATAAATGATTCAAACATTGTAACCCCTTCAACAACCTGTGAAGGATCGTGCATAAGATTTACATTTGATTGATACTTTCTTTTTGCAAACTTGATAGCAATCTCTTTGATAGTATCAGGACTAAACTTCACATAGTGCTCACCAAACTTCTCATTATCACGATAAATAAGTTGGTCAGCCAACATAAGTGGTCCGGATATGATATGCTCATCTTCACTAATAATTTGGAATGAGTGTTTAATTTCAGCAAACTTTGAACCTATTGAACCGAGTTCTTTAACCACATCAGCATTATTATCATAGTGTTTAGTAATCCCTAATTCTTTTATCTTTTCAACCTTTGCTTTATTAGAACCGGTTGCATAAACTCTTGATTTAGGTATTCCTAATTCACTTGCTGTTTGTAGCATTCCTGTCAGCTCAGACCTTGCACTGATGATATAAACAATCTTTCCTTCTCCTATTAATTTCTTAGCTAAATCCTTTCCTCTTGATGTAGATAAAGTATCATCATAGTCAATAGAAACTTTCTCTCCTGCTAACTTAGTATCTATTTGATTGAGTTTTCTTGTTGCCCATTCAACACCGGCATCACCACCCCAAGCTAACCACATTAACCTACCACATCCATCACCTAAATCCTTTTGGGAATTTTGTCTATGTCTTTCAAATGAAGCCATACGAGCAATCGTTTCTCTTGTGATGTTTTCTCTATTTGCTAATTGATTAGCTCTTTGTTTTCCAGTTGCCTCACCACAATCACCCCAACCATTCTTTTCAGCATAATTCAAAGCTATCTGAGCATTCTCTGAAGCTTGTTTAGGATAGTCATTATAACTTTCTGCAAATCCTTCTGCAAAATGTTCATCCCATAATGAGTTACATATTGCAACTGCTTGCTCCGAAGGTTTCCCTTCATCAATAA